CGGCAGATGATGGGGGCTGCGTAGCATTGGGATTATGGCCCGGCACTGCCCCTTGTGTCGGGCTTTCAAGGAAGGAAGCAGGCAATGACCGAACAAAAGATGGGCTGGATAAGTGGCTGGAAGATGATTGCTGAATACTGTGATGTCACAGAGGCCACAGTGAAGCGGTATGCCCGCGAAAAAGATATGCCTGTTAGACGTCTTGGGAATAAGGTTTTTGCGATTCCTGGAGACCTCGACAAGTGGCTGCGAGAAAAAACTTGCTAATGTATGCTCTTTACCCCTTCTTTACCCTCCCAGTACCCCCTGTATACCCCCGAAACACCCCCTCTCTAAGGTTTGCACACCACCACATTCCCCCGGTAAAATAAAGCATCTTTTACCGGGGGAGTGCCCCAATGAAGCGTAAGTGTGAAAATCTGGAGAATAATTATGAAACGGTTGACCAGTTTTTAGAGCGGGGAGGGAAGATCATCCAATACCCAATCCCGAAATCAATCAGGTGTAAATACCTTGAACCCAAACACACACGGCCCAAGGGCATCCCGATGTTGCAGTCGGGCTGTTCTTGGGTTTGTGGTCTCCGGAGAGTGTGAGAATGGAGGCAATCGCCAACCTGATACGTGACTGGAAGTATGGCATAGGCGGCGCCTGGGGGTTGTTTGTCTCAAGATGGCTGACATGCCCAAAGGATCTCCTGGTTTGGTTGTCCATTCTGCTTGTGCTTACCCAGCTGGCGCATGCCGGATATAGGTTTCTGCTCTGGATGCGTAGGGGAGAAACAAAATGAGGCCTTGGAGCGTTTGCGGGTCCTTTCTGGAGGCTTCATTAATACGGTTTCGGGAGGCACGATGTTTCTCCAGAGACAGGTTCGAAAAAGTTGGTTCGTTTTGAGAGGCGAGGGTGTCCAAAACAGAATGGTTAAAAATTCCAGAATACGCAAAACGGGTTGCAAAAACTCCGCAGTATATTCGGCGCTTGGTGAAGAACGGGAAAATTACCAAGAAGGCTTTAAAACTTGATGGCAAACGATTTCTTATAGACCCAGCGCAGGCAGATGAGGACCTGGCGGCAAACACCTCGCACGTGAATAAAAAGCCGCCCGTGAAACAACCGAAAAAGGAAACAAAGCGAACCAAAAAGGAAACGGTTTCGGATGAGGAAAAGAAACAAACAATTCAGGAAGCAGGGCTCGAAAACCTGGTGTCTCTTGCCGAAGCCCAAAAGCTTAAAGAAAACTATGTTGCAGCTCTTAAAAAATTGGAGCTTGAAGAAAAGCGCGGGGATCTGCTGCGACGAGATGAAGTCGAAAGGGCAGAGGCCGAGCTTGTGCTCTCTGCAAGGACAAAAATCCTCTCAATCAAGGGGACTTTGGCACCTCTTCTCAAGGAATTTATCAATGACCATGAGAATTTCGGCATTGCTATGCGTAGCGTTGATGATGTTCTGCGCGATACCCTGCAAGAGTTGGCCGATGGCGGATTCAGACACCAGGGTTAAAGACCTCTTCGAGCGGACCGTGGGGCTCTGGGCTCCCCCGGAACAGCTACTCCTTTCTGAGTGGTCCGATAAATACGCCCGGTTGTCCCCTGAATCCTCCGCAGATACCGGCCGGTGGACCAGTTATCCATACCAGAAGGGTATCCTTGACGCCTTAATTGACCCCTCCATTGAAATCCTTACATGGATGAAATCGGCCAGAGTGGGGTACACGAAGATTTTGAACTGGGACACGGCATTCCACATTGTTCAAGAGCCTTGTTCTCAGTTAATTGTCCAGCCCACGGTTGAAGACGCAGCCGGCTATTCCAAGGATGAGATTTCCCCAATGCTCCGGGATATGCCGGTGCTTTCGGGGCTGGTTGCAGAACCAAAGACCAGAGACTCCAAGAACACTGTTTTAAAAAAATCATATCCTGGTGGGATTCTGCACCTTGTTGGTGCCAACTCCGCAAGGGGCTTCCGTCGGATCACGGTCAAGCGGGTGAAATTTGATGAGGTGGACGGGTATCCACCGACTGCCGGTAATGAAGGTGACCAGATCCAGTTGGGCACGATGCGGTCAGAGACATTTTGGGACCGGAAAATAATCCTGGGCAGCACCCCAACAATAAAGGGTGCGTCCCGGATCGAAAAAAGCTTTCTTGAGTCGGACCAGAGATACCGGTTCCTGCCGTGCCCCCATTGCGGAGAGTTCCAGATTTTAAAGTTTCGGCAGATTAAATGGCCGAAAAATGAGCCTTGGAAGGCAAAGTATAAGTGTGAGTTTTGCGAAAAGCTGATCCCGCACTCTGCAAAGCGGAAAATGGATGAGAAGGGAGAGTGGAGAGCCACAAAACCCTTCCGTGGCCATGCCGGTTTTCATATCTGGGCCGGGTATTCGTACTCTCCGAACTCCACCTGGGCGCATATCGCTGAACGTTTTTTGAAGGTCAAAAAGGATGCGGAACAGCTCAAGACCTTTACAAACACAATCCTGGGTGAAACCTGGGAAGAGAGTGGAGACCAGCCGGAATGGACAAAGCTGGCGGCCCGGGCTGAACCCTATAAGATTCTGACCGTTCCGGCCGGTGGGTTGCTTCTTTGTGCCGGGGTGGACACCCAGGACAACCGCCTGGAAGTTGTGATCAAAGCTTTTGGGGCTGGTGAAGAAAATTGGACCATATATCACGGTGTCCTCTGGGGGGACCCAGACCAGGAAGGCCCTTGGAAGCAGCTTGATGAACTGCTTGTCAGGCCATATCAACACGAATCCGGGGCGGACCTTCACATCGTTTCCATGGGAGTTGATACCGGGGGGCACCGGACCCAGGCCGTTTACAACTACTGCCGCAACCGTGGGCCGATTGTTTTTGCCTTAAAGGGCGCATCCACACCAGGTAAACCGATTCTTAACAGACCGACAAAGCAGGACCTTGATTACATGGGGCATCAGATTAAAGGCGGCGTTGAGCTTTGGCCTGTCGGGACAGATACCGCCAAGGGCACGATTTACAACCGCTTGAAGCTGAAAGACGTAGGTCCCGGATATTATCATTTCCCCATCGGCCTTGATGATGAGTTCTATGAACAGCTTACAGCTGAGAAGCTTGTTAAAAAATACGTCAAAGGCTTCCCCCGGTATGAGTGGGTGAAAACCAGAGAAAGAAACGAGGTGCTGGACTGTGATGTCTACTGCTATGCGGCAGCCCTGAAAGCCGGGTTATCCCGGATAGACTGGGCGGACCTTCAGGCTACAGTCTACGGATCTGCACAGCAAGCAGAACCCCAGCAGCAAACCCAACAATTGGCGGTGGCCAAAAGCAATTGGATGTCGAGATGAGCTATACGCAAGATGACTTAAATTCGGTTCAGGCCGCGATATTGGACCTCGCAACTGGGAAGAGGGTTACAAAGGTCTCCTTTTCGAATGGTGAGGTGGTCGAGTATGGGCTTGCCAGCCTTGATGGGTTGAAAACTCTGAGGGCAACGATTCAGAGTGAAATCGACTCTGCCGCTGGCAACAAAAGCTTTTTCAGGGCCGTAACGAGCAAGGGCTTGTGATGATACTCAATCAGTACGGAAGGCCATATATGACGAACCCGACATATGAGGGGGCAAGCCAGTCCCCCAGGATGTCCGGGTTCATGGCACCAACCATCGGTCCAAACACTGCTTTGAGTGGAAACTTAAACACTCTTCGGGGCAGATCACGCCAAGCCATCCGGAACAACCCCCTTGCCAAAGGGGCGCAGGCCACAAAAACCGCCAATATGGTTGGAACCGGGATCACCCCCCGGTTCAATTTTAAAAACACCCCAGAGGTTAAGGCAGCCATTCAGGAGCTTTGGCAGGATTCTGTCCCTGAACTTGACTGGGATGAAACAACAGACTTTTACGGCCAGCAGGCTATTGTTTCAAATGCTGTTTTTTCTGACGGTGAGTGCCTGGCTATGTTCCGACCGAGGAACAGGTATGCGGATCTTGCCGTACCCCTGCAGGTCCAGATCTTAGAGGCTGACCACCTGGACGTGTCCTACACCACCACCTTACCCAATGGGAATAAGGTCCGGATGGGTATTGAATACAACAAAATGGGGAAGCGGGTCGCATATTGGCTTTATAAAGACCACCCCGGGGAAATGTACATGGACAGCGACGGGACCAGGGTCCGCGTCCTGGCAAAAAACATCATGCACATTTTTGATCCTACCCGCCCTGGGCAACAGCGGGGTTTGCCTTCCTCATCATCCATATTGGTCAAACTCAATGAGATTGACCAGTGCGTTGATGCGGAATTGGTCCGCAGGAAAACAACCGCGATGTTCGGCGGATTTATAAAGAAAGTTGAAAACTATGGGCAGACCGCGGCTGATGTCCTGGGGCAGAAAGTTACCGGTACCACAAATAGTGCCAACATCATTGCTTTTGAGCCTGGGACGTTCCCGGAACTCCCCTTTGGTTATGATGTGGTCTTCTCAGAACCGAAAGATGTCGGCGGAAACTATGTCGCCTGGATGAAGCAGCAGTTGATGGACCTGGCCAGGGGATGGGGCATCACCTATGACCAGCTTACCGGTGACCTTTCCTCTGTGAACTATTCCTCAATCCGGGCCGGTCTGCTGGAATTCCGGCGGGCCATAACTCAGGAGCAGAATAAAACCCTTGTTTTCCAGTACTGCCGGCCGGTCATTCAGCGATGGCTTGATACTGCGGTTCTTGTCAATGCGGTCACCATCCCGGATTACCACCAGAAAAAGCGTCAGTATTACCGCGGGATTTCCTGGCAGCCGCAACCGTGGCCTTGGATTGAGCCTTATAAAGACCGGATGGCGGAAATCTTGGAAATGAGGGCTGGCGCCAAGAATTACAACATGATGCTCACGGAACGCGGCCTTGATCCTGAATCATTCTTTGCACAGCTCTCCGAAGAATTGTCAATGATCGATAAAATGGGCTTTGTCTTTGACACGGATCCGAGAAAAACCACCAAGACAGGGCTTTATCAAAGCACAGATGAGGGAGGGGAAGATGAATAGCCTGATTGACCGACCGCTGCTCATTTCCAGCGCAGAACTGGAAAACATGCTGAATCCGGAGGCGTTGGAGACGAAGTGGGGCAGTCGGCTTGCAAATACCTGGCTGGTGAAAAAGCGCGGAAGCGTTGCCATTCTCCCTATCCATGGGGCGATTTCAAGATTCGACAGTTATATGAACTGGATCCGGGGCGGGACTGCTACCGAGGATATTGCCAGGGACTTTGCTGCCGCCCAGGATGATTACGGGATTAAGGCCATTATTCTTGACTTTGACACGCCGGGTGGTGATGCCAGGGCAATCCATGAATGCGCCGAGATGATCCGCAATTCGAAAAAGCCAGTTTTCGCATATGTCGGTGGGCAGTGTGCCTCCGGCGGGATCTGGCTGGCGTCCGCCTGTGACGAGATTGTCACGGATAAGATCGCCGAGATGGGATCCCTGGGCGTTGTTTTCGGATATCAGCAAACCGGATCAAAAACCATTGAGATTGTGTCCTCAAACGCACCCAAAAAACGGCTTTCCCCAGACTCAGAAGAGGGCCGGATGGAGATCCAGCAGAGGGCGGATGACCTGGAGGCGGTTTTCATTTCAAAGGTCGCCGAGTACCGGGGCCTGAAAGAAGAACAAGTAAAAAGCGATTTCGGCCAGGGCGGAATGATGATCGCTGAGAAAGCCATTAAGGCCGGGATGGCTGATAGATTTGGAAGCCTTGAGGGACTCATTGAGGAACTTCAGGCGAAACACTCAAGCAACGGAGTAAGCACTATGGGACTTAAAACAGACCTGAGAGCGTTGGTTTCCGGGAAAGAAGACTCCGAAATTGAGGCGGCATTCGCCGCACTCGGATTTTTCCCGAAAACCGAGGGTGATGCACCCGACATTGACAACATCAAGGCAGAATCACTGGCCACCGGCAAAGAAGAAGGCGAAGCGTCTGCAAAAACAGCCGAGGCCGAACGGGTGGCGGCTGTTATGGAGAAGGCGCAGATTGCAAGGGTTTCAAACCCGAAGTTTATCGCCGAACTCCTGACCCTTTCCCCCGAAGATGCCGGACAGAAGATTCTTGATGCACAGGCGGACGCTTCTGCGAGTCAGGAAATTTTCTCAACCGTAAACCCCATGTCCAACGGCGGCGGCAACGCACTCGTTGAGGACGCAAAGAAAAGAGCGGAGGCGTAAATGACTGTCTACACCGAACCGAACAACCTCGCTGACTTTCTTGTTCACGAATCAGATCGGGAATACTCCCGAGATGTTGTAACCTTTTTGTCAGGGGAAACCATCTCCCTGGGTGAGGTCGTGGGTAAAATTGTTGTATCCTGCCCGACTACCGGTGACGCTGACGCCGGCAACACGGGCGACGGCACATGTGCCAGTGTGACCGCTGGTGAGAACACCAAGATCGGGACCTACACCTTGACCTGCATTGCTGCGGCCGCCAACGCTGGCACCTTTGCAGTAAAAGATCCGGATGGCGTCGCTCTGCCAGATGCCACCGTGGCTGTTGCCTACGAAAACAAGAACATCAATTTCACCCTGACAGACGGTGCCACCGACTTCATAGTTGGGGATATCTTCACAATCGATGTGGTTGTTGGTTCCGGTAAATATGTCGAGGTAGATGCTTCCGCCGTAGATGGCTCCCAAAATGCCGTTGGTATTGCCATCTCCGACTATGATGCTTCCGCCGCCGACATGTCTGGGGTGATCATCGCCAGGGATGCAATCATAACCACCTCAAACCTTGTCTGGCCATCAGGCGCAACCGAGGCCCAGAAAACCAACTGGCTTTCCCAGCTTGCCGAGGCTGGAATCATTGAAAGGGAGGAATCATAATGCCTACTTTAAACCCCTTTGACAACGACGCCTTTTCTATGGCGTCCCTGACCCAGGCCATCAACATCCTCCCCAACAACTACGGGAAAATTGGTGCCATGAACCTCATGCCGGTCAAGGGTGTGAGAACCAGAACCATCATGATTGAGGAAAAGAACGGCGTCCTCAATCTGATCACCTCCAAACCTGTAGGTTCCCCCGGCGCCCAAAATCAGGGCGGGAAAAGGGTTGTGCGGTCCTTTGTGATCCCCCATCTTCCCCTTGATGATACCCTCCTGCCGGATGAGTACGAAGGTGTACGGGCTTTCGGTTCTGAAAATGAACTCGCCCCCTATACGGCGATCATGAACGACAAACTCCAGGGCATGAAAAACAAACATGCCATCACTCTTGAGCATCTGAGGATGGGCGCTCTGAAAGGCATCATTCTCGATGGTGACGGTTCCACTCTTTACAACCTGTATACAGAATTCGGTATTACCCAGAAAGCCATTTCTTTTGCTCTGGGTACTGCCACCACAAAGGTCCGGAATAAATGCCTGCAGGTGTCTCGACATATTGAGGAAAACCTGAAGGGCGAAGCCATGACCGGCGTAAAGGTTCTGTGCTCCTCTGGTTTCTTTGAATCCCTGATCGACCACGACAACGTAAAGGCCGCATATGCCAATTATGCCGAGGCCGAAGACCGCCTCGGCGGTGATCCCCGCAAGGGCTTTAAATTCGGCGGGCTGGTTTTCGAAGAATACGTTGGAAATGCCCCCGATGCAGACGGCAATACCAGAAAGTTCATTGCTGACAATGAGGCCCATGCCTTCCCGATTGGCACCATGAACACCTTCAACACCTTTGTTGCCCCTGCTGATTTCGTGGAAACAGCAAATACCATTGGTATGGAATTCTACGCCAAACAGGAAGCCCGGAAGTTCAACCGCGGCATCGACCTTCACACCCAGTCGAACCCGCTACCGATGTGTGCGCGTCCCGGTGTTCTGGTCAAACTGACCGTTTCATAAGGGTTGCGATGAACTACGCTGAAGCAAAAGAACACGCCAAGTCTGTATTGTTTGATACAGACTTGGCGGCTCAAACCGCCACTTACGATGATGGGGTATCCCCGACTCAGGTTTCTGCCATGATCAAATATGGCGGTAGCGGGACCGGCAGGACGGCGGATCAGGCCACCATAACCGTCTTGAAGTCTGAAGTTCCGTCCCCGCAGTATGGGCACAAAATCACGTTTGATGGCATTGAGTGGGTTATTGATCAGAACAATCGTGGAGATCAGAGCTTCAGCGGAAATGACTTCACCTGGCAGTTGCCGGCTATGAAGGACCAGAGGGTGAGTCCATGGCAGCGATAAATGACGTAATATCGACCATCTGCGCAGGGATAAAAGACAGTGCCGACATCGCAAGCTGGTCTTCTGCCAATTATGGGCGGGTCATCAGTGTGTTTGAAAACTGCGACCCCCGGCAGCCGCCACCAGAAGATGCATGTCCGCTGGTGATTGTCTATCACCTGGCAAAATACGCCGGGGCCAATTCTCAAAAAAAAGCGTTGAGCATCGGGGTGGCTTGCTGGGTCTATGACCCGGAAAAACCGGTGAGCGCTGAGGGTGTGGTCCGGTTTGAAGGAATGCGGCGGGCGGAAGAATTGCGGGACATGGCTGAGGATGAGGTGATTGAGCATATTCCGTCGGCCCTTGAGCTGGAGGATGTGGAGACAGAATTCAACCCCCAGATGGATTTTCCTTTGGTGTCTGCGGAAATGAAGCTGCTCATCACAGAAGACAAACTTATTGGGCAAAGCCCTTTTAAATAAGGAGTAATATTATGACATTGCAAACAGGGGCGGGTTCAAAAGTGGTTCTCGGGTATCAGTCTGATATTGATACCGTCGCGACAGAGGGATTTGTGTTGGCCGTGAACAGCTCAAGTCTGAATGCCACTCGCACCCAGAATACAGCCCAGACCATTCGTGGCAACATGAATCCTGTGGAGCCGTTTGAGGGGAATCTTTCTGCCAGCGGTAGTATCACTGTGCCCGTGGATTCTATCCAGCTCTGGTATCTGCTAAAGGCTGCGTTCGGAGATCCAACCACATCCGGCACCGGGCCGTACAGCCATGTTTTCAAGGCTGGCAATGCCCGTCCGTTTCTAACCGTCGAACACCAGTTTACGGAACTGGCCACGGATAAGTTTTTCCGGTACCGGGGATGCAAGATCAACAGCATGGCACTTTCTCAGGGGCAAGACGGTGAGCTTGTCGCCACATTTGATGTGGTGGCCGCCAACCGGACCATTGAGACATCTGCATTTGATGCCAGTCCGACAAGCCTGGGATTTGCCCGCCTTAAAAATAACCAGATGACACTGAAAGAAGGCGGTTCCGCCATGTCCAATGCCAAAATGGTGGATATGACGGTGAATTTTAATTGTGACACCAGTCAATATGTGATCGGTGGTGGTGGGATTCTCGGGGCGATCCCTGACGGTGTCATGGGGGTTTCCGGGAAGGTTGATGCGCTGTTTGAGGATACAACACTTTTAGAGAAAGCCATCAATGCAACGGAGTCCAAGCTTGAATCCACCTTTACCGGTTCCGCCAGTTCGGCCCTTTCCATACTGTTGCCGGAACTCAAGTATACCCCGGCAGATCCCGGCATTGACGGACCCCAGGGGCTTGCTGTCTCTCTGGCTTACAATGCTTATTACACTGATGCCGTAGAAGCAACATCGGTACAGATCACGCTTACCAATTCGGAGGCACACGCATAATGGGTGAATTAACCGTTGAAAACGTCCATGGCGAATCCATTGCCTTGACTATTTCCGGGCTGACCCGGGGGCAGATCAAGCAGATGAAAAAATACGGCATGACTTCTTTCGGTGTCGCCACATTTGAGGTGGAAAAGCTCGAAGGCTGCATGGAGAAATGTTTTGATCTGGCTCTGTCAGCATCTGACCGGAAGTTTCTGGATGCCTGCAAAAACTCTGAATCTGTAAAGGTTTGGAGAGAGATCCTGGCAGAAACATACGGGGCAGGGGACGAGGAAAAAAACTCGCAGAGCACCTCAACTGGCACATCAGCAGTGAGCGGATAGAATACTGCCGCCGTTGCGGTGCACGTGATACGGAACCTGAAAAGTGCGGGTGGTGTGAATACGGAACCCCGCCGGATCTCATGTCTGAAAATGAAGATGTCTGGGCCGTGTGGCATGAGGTGAGAACCCAGTGGCGGGGCGGTGCCATGGGAGTAATCGGCCTTGATTATGCCGAAGTTAGAGAGGCTTTCCGGGAGTTAGAGATTCCATACTCCAGACGGAATAAACGAAAAATACAGACCATTGAGCGGGTGATTTTGGACCATGTCAACAGCAGCGATAAATAGCGGATTTTCAGCCTCCATCAAAGGCGTAAAGGCTGTTGACCGGTATCTGGTCAAAGAAGAGGCAAGGGCTCAGAAGGCCCGGAACACCGCTCTCCGGGTTGAGGGGTATCGCCTTAAAAACCTGCTCCAAAAGGAGATCCGCCAGGGGGCCCCCGGCGGCCGACAATTTACCCCGTTGTCATGGATTGCCCGCCGGATCTGGCGGCGGCCAAACAGAAAGCCTCTGGATCAACTATCCAAAGGGGTACGGTATGATGTCAATCCCCGTGAGCCTTATGCCGTTGCTGTCGGATTTGTCGGTCCCATGACCTGGTCCGAAGCGGATTTGGGGTTGGGGTATGTCGGCCGGCGGGTGAATCAGTATTCGCCGGATTTATTACGGGACGAATCATTAAACCCTTTAAGGCGTGGCATAAGCCGGTCAAATATTTCGTCGAAAAAATGGCGGCGATTGGCGGACATGCATCAGGAAGGATTTACCCATGAGATATCCCCGCGGAAACGGTGGTGGATTATCAATCGTGGAGCCGGCCTGATTAAACGTTCCAGTTTTGGGCGTGAAGACATTGCCGATACCCCGTTTTTCCTGCGAAAAAACACCCGCAGATTCACCACCCCGGCCAGAAAAATAATCGGACCATTCTGGCAAGCCCATGAAATGCCGGCCAGGCGTAACATCAAAAGAAATTTCAAGGCCAAACTGGCAGGAAGGCGTATATGACCGACAATAAACTTGAAATCATATTGGCTGCCAAGGATATCACTGGCCGGGCATTTGATCGGGTTAAGAATGAGATCACCGGTTTGAGTAAAAATGTCTTTAATCTCAACACTGCCGTTGCTGGTCTCGCCGGTGCTGGCGGGTTCGGTCTTCTTGTTCAGCAAAGCATGGCCGCAACTTCAGAAATGAAGAAAAGCGCTGAAATTGCCGGGCTGTCCATTTCGGCTTATCAAGAACTCAGTTACGCATCCGGCCAATATTCTGTAACACAAGACGCGCTTACCGATGGCTTAAAAGAGTTGAACCTTCGTGCGGAGGAATTTGCTTTTACCGGGAAAGGGCCTGGTGCTGAAGCCTTTGAGCGTCTTGGGTATACAGGTGAAGAACTAAACCGTAAGCTGAAGGACACTCCCGGCCTAATGTTGGAAATCATCGACCGGATGCAGGGCATGGAAAAAGCGGCCCAGATGAGGCTTGCTGATGAAATATTCGGTGGCCAGGGCGGTGAGCAGTTTGTCAGCATGATCAACGCCGGTTCTGCCGCCATAAGGCAGTTTACCGACGAGGCCCGCAAAACCGGGCGTGTCCTGGATGATGATACCGCAGCGGCAATCATCAAAGCTGACAAGACTATTCAATCCTTATCCCGTCAGATTCAAACACAGTTTTCAGTTGTGGTCGGAGAGTTGGCCCCTACACTGGAAGACGTGGCTCAGGAGACATCGGATTGGATAGGCCAGAATAAAGAACTGATTCGGCAAAATATGCCCGGGTATATCGGCAAAGCCAAGGACGCTGCCTCTGATGCCCTCGGCGTCATGAAGGAAATAAAAGTTTTTTACGATGATCTTCCTGATGGGATCAAGGGAGATCTTGGTGTCGGCTTGATCGGTGGAATTCTTCTTGGACCGAAGGGAGGTCTTCTTGTCGGCGGTTCGTCATTTCTTATCGGGGAAATAAAGGATTTTGTCGAAGGATTAGAGGGATTGAAGGCGGGCCACATCACCACTGGCGAGTTCTTTGGTGATGAATCTGAGTTTGAGGCAGCGCTTGCCCGATTCCGGGAACTCAAAAAGCTGGCCGGAGGTGAGCTTGAAAGTGTTGCAGAAATTGACGCAGCCATAAAGCTCACCAAAGATAAGCTGCTAAAGGTCTCTTCTGCCGGGTTCAGCTCTGTTTATGCTGATGATATTCAGCGTGAGATTGAAGAGGTCCAAACTCTTAAGAAGCGTCTTTCTGAACTGCAGGCAATGCGTGAGCAAGTCCTATCCAGAAAACAGGTTTTTGCGGAGGATTCATGGGAGATGCCAGACTTTGGATCCGCTGCTCCGCCGCCAAAGCCAACCTTGAGCAAAGACGAGCAGGAGTTCTGGGTCAAATCGAGGATTCAGGCCATCAAAGACGAAGAGGCCGCCAGGTCCGAATATCACCACGAGTACATTCAATGGATGAATGCCGAGATTGCCAAGGAAAAGGATCTGTACGACGCTAAGCTATCAGCCCGTAATGCAATTGAAATTCAAAACGCCATGCCGGACTCATACACTGACTATGGTAGCCTTACCGATGGTTTGCCAGGCGAGGCAGAGTATGAAAAAAGCATTGCACTGCTTGATGAGTTCAATGCCAGCTTTGAGCAAATGAATATGAACCGGTTCGAAATCGAACGGGAGCAGATTGAAAAACAGGCAGAGCTTTATGAGAAGGCGGGCGTGGATAAGGTCCGCCTTGAAGAGTGGGTGGCGAATAAGACAAAGGCAATCTCCAAGGCGGAAAATGAGCAGCGCCTGTCTGATATCCACAGCACCGTTGGCACGATGACTGACGGGTTTAAAATGATTTCTGAGATGGGCGGCAAACACAGTGAGGAAGCCTTCAAGATGTACAAGGCGTTCAAAATCACTGAGACCCTGATATCAACCTATTCTGGTGCTATGAAGGCATATGAAGCCCTTGCATGGTTCCCGCCCGCTGCCGTAGCTGCCGCCGCGGCGGTTACTGGCTTTGGCATGGCCCAAGTTGCCATGATATCAGACGCGGAGCCTCCATCCTATGATGTTGGCGGTATTTCCAGTGCCCGGGGGGTTTATCAGACCGGTGACATCCTGGAGGCCCATGTGCCGATCCCTTCCGGTAAGATCCCAGTTGAAATCAATGGCGGTCAGTCCGGCGGAGGTGGTGGTCAAACGTTTCAAGTCATCATGCAAAATCCTGTTTTTCAAGATATGGAAACCCAGAGGAAGTCCATGGCCAATATTGCCGAGATTGTTGCGGCCAGGGTCGCACCAAGGGCTGTGATTCAAAATTATCAAGACGACGGACCCATAAGAGACATGGTCCGGAGGGGGGCATAATGGCTGCGGGCAGTCCCTTTACCATGGTGCCAAATGTCGTGACCAGGATCGAACCCGTTTATAACAACGTGGAATCTGAGACTGAATCCCAGAAGAAAGAATATTTCAACATTGCTGGGTCGCCTGTGGAGCAATTCCGCTTGGAGTTCGGCGGGAAAACGAAGGCGGAACTCCAAGCGTTTATGGCTCACTTCAATGACCAGTTGGGAAGTTTCTATGCTTTTTCGTGGCAATCTGTGCCGGACTATATAGACGGCGGTGCCGACATGACCGGAAGGTGGGTGGCCGGAAGCTATAAGGAGACTCCGGTGGAAGAGCATTGGAAATTCCAAATCACTTTTGAAAAGGCAAACTAATGCCCAAATCACTCACACCACAAATTAAATCCCAAATGGATGCCGTCCAGAAACGGCCGGTGTTGATTTTTGAAATCGGCCTGCCGTCTCCGCTGAAGTTTGCCGCATATCGCACAAACATTTCTTTTCCAACTGGTGGGGCTGTTTATACGGCCAAGGCAATCAAGCTGTCAGGTTTGTCTTGGTCCCTGGAAGGACAAATCAACCGGATCACCTGCAAGTTTGACAATACAGCCAGGGACATGGCCGCGTATGCTTCAACCTTTGATTTTAGAGGTAGATCTCTGGTGGTGAAGAGGATCTATCTTGATGCGCTTGACAGTGCTTTGAACTACAAGGAGGTTTTCAGGGGACACCTTGAAACACCGTCTGGCCTTGATCAAAAATGGATGACGGTTTCTGCGACTGCCGGCAAGCCCTTATACAAAAAGGCCTTGAATTTTGCCTATCAACGACAGTGCCCTTGGGACTTCGGCGATGACAATTGCAATACGGATGGGCATGCAGATTTGTCGATGCTTACGCAGACCGGGACGGCTGACTCCGGGACCACCTCCACTTTGACTTGTTCTACACTTTCTTCTGTGGATGGTGAGTGGAATGATGGCGCGATTAAGATAACGAAAGCGGGAATTGAATATCCCCGCACAGTGAAAAGCTATGATGGCACCACTAAAACCGTCACCATCGATGTTGAATTGCCTGTGACAATAGATTCGTCAACCACGTTCCAGGTGTGGCGAGGGTGCGACAAAACCCATGATACGTGCCTCAACAATAAACCAGGCGGCCCGACAAACGACAATTCACACAATTTTGGTGGGTGCATACACATTACACAGGATGCTGATCAATGATTAGAAAAATGACCGTTGAAGATATTGCCAAGATTCTCAAGCTTGAGGACGATGTTTTTGAAACCGTCTTCCATTGCACAATCGGTGAGTGGGTTCAATTTCTTGCTCGGAACGTTGAGAACGATAATTTTCTGATGCTGGGGGTGTTTAGCGAGGATGTGCTTGCTGGATACATCGTTTGTAGCTCATCGGTTTTTCCGCCGGTCAGCTATCATGTTGGCATCCTCTATTATGTGGGCACCGGGGAGGATAACGCCGCAAAGGTATTGCCTGAAATAAAAAAGTTTGCCCAGGGAAAAAATGCAAATTCAATCCGATTTATCACCCGCAAACCGGAGGCTTTTTCAAAATACGGCTTTATAATTACTGCAAGCTTAATGGAGATGGCGGTATAAAATGGGCGGTGCGGTTGATTGGGTAAAAGACCGGGTCGAGGATGCGTTTGACCTTGCCGTTGACGTTCTTGATGTAGCTTTTGAATATTCCGGTGCCGGCCTTGTCCTTGATTTTATTTCTGACTCCCTTATGCCAGGTGTTCCGGATATGCCCAGTTCACCTACCTATACGGAATCAGACCGGGTTTTAAACACCATCAAAGAGGGGGTCCCGGTTTCCCGGTGCTATGGGCGATGCAAGATCGGCGGGAACAAACTTCGATTCAACGACTCGGATGACTCTGACCTGCGCATAATTGTCGGGCATTGTCGTGGTCCGGTTGCCGGTTTCGTGTCTATGCAAATCAACGATATTGACTGGGACGATTTAACCGGAAACCATTCAAAAACGGAGTATATCGGGGATCGGACGCAGGTCTCGGATGATCGATTTACGACGCAGACCAGCGCATATCGAAGCATTGCTTATACAGCATTCACTTTCCAGAAAAACGACAAGCAGGTGGGACACAACCCAAATATTACAGGTGTGATGGATGGGCTGTTGTGTCCGCCTCTTGCCGGTGGGGCAGATACTTTTACCCGTTGCCCTGGTGTCGCACTCTATGATTGGTACCTTAATGTTGAGGGATATACGCCTGATGAACTTGATCTGAACGCTTTTAAGTCCCTTGAGGCGCTTTGTGATGAGATACCAACCGGCGGGACGCTTCCCAGGTATCGGTTTGATTTCAATGTTGATTCCTCAGAAACCACCATGAATGATGCCAAAAAGCTGATCTGGTCTTCATTCAATGGTATGGTTGTTATGGATCAGGGCAAATTGAAGCCGGTATGGGATTCTGCCCAGATGGCGGACGGTGTCGGGGGGCTGACGGCCAAAACTGTCTCCCACGCATTTGACCTGGACAATATTGTAAAAAGGTCTTTTTCCTGGAAACCTGTGGAGCGGGCAAACGTGGTCCGTATCCACTATAAAGACAGTGAAAACGACTATAAAACCTCATCTGTTGAGCTTCGGGACAAAGCCGATATTGCCGAGAATGGCGAAATTCTTTATGAGGAAAAGGCCTGGTACATTACAGACAGTGAAATAGCTTCACGCCGTTGCCGGTATAAATTTAACAAAAAACGATATCCGGATTTTAGCTGCACACTTTCTGCGTTGTCAGGGGCCGGCCACCTTGAACAATATGACCTGGTTACGGTCACACATGTTTTGCCGGGATGGACAGAAAAGCAGTTCATCGTCACAAATATCAGTGAAGATGAACTTGGGCGGCCTAAGTTCTCCCTTGAGGCGTATTTCCCAGGGATCTATGACGATGCCCAGGCGGGTGAGCAGCCAAATTACGGAACAACTCTCCCCAGCCCATATAAAACTCCTGATGCGTCCACGGGTGTCACGGCCGCCGTGGTGTCCGTGGGTACGAATTATAATTTCGATGCCGTCCGGGTGGAGTTCACACCGCCGAATGATCCTTTCTATTCCTACTCTGAAGTCTATGCGTCAAAGGATGATGCCACCTATTATTATGTTGGGAAGAGTGACGGGTCTTCAGCTCTTACCTTCAACGCTCTTGGCGTCGTGTATGAACCGGGTGACACCTGTTACATAAAGCTTCGGAGCGTTTCTGAAAATGGGGTCCTTGGGCCGCTTCCGGCGCAGGCAGATACCTATGTTACGGTTCTTCCCACCATGCGCCTGGCTGGTTTTTATGCCGGTGGGGACAGTCTGTGGGGCGGGGCCTCAGCAATTGGAAATGCGGCCACGAATATTGTTTTGGGGCGTCTTGCCAGCGTGCCAAAGTTGGCGTTGGGGCCGAGTGCGGATTCTATCACCGTTGGTGGGGCGCAGCCTGGCTTTATTGCAGACGGGACCGGCAGAATGTATGCCGGTAACGGTGCTTCAAAATATTTCAAGTGGGACGGTGACAATATCTCTTGGGCCGGGACGAATACGTCTCTTTCTCCTGGGGGGCTATTTACGGCCTTGTCGGCTGTTATTCAGGGAACGGTAACAGCAAGCGGCGGCGCAATTGGCGGGTGGAACATTGCCAACAACAAGATCAGCATCCCGGGTATTGAGCTTGACCAGGCCAACCAGCGGATACGGGCCTTCACCGGCTCGAATTATGTCGATATCACTCCGGACGGCATCACCGGGTATGACTCCCAGATGGGAGTTGTTTTCAAATTGTCTACGGACGGTTCTCCCCCTGAGTTCTCAGCCGGCATCATAAAAGAGACTGTCTATAAGATGTACACCTCTGGTGTGATTCGGACCAGTGAAGATCCGGAAACAGAGGGTGGGCTGCTTATCAATAAAGATAGGTTGTCCGGGTACAATTCTGCAGGAAAGAAACTCTTGGATTTTGTCTTTGGCGGTGACAACCAGGGGGATGCATATATCGGGGATTATGACAGTGGAAAATCCGGTCTGAAGTATGATCATTCGGCAGAGCTTTTGGATTATCGTGGCCGAATGACCATCTCCAGCGGCAGTTCTGGATATGGTAATCTCGGAGATAAACCGTCAAGTTTATCTGGCATTAACCCGACTGAATACGCAATGCTCACCAACAGCATTGAGACACATTTTTATAATGGTGTACCAACGCTATCGAATACTCCAGCCGTTGGCTGGACAACGACAGAGTTAAAAGAGGTTCACAAGGGCGATCTTTATTACGATAAGGATTCTGGTTTTACGTATCGCTTTTTAGATGATGGGCAGGGTGGCTATGAATGGGTTAGAAATCCGGATTCAGAAATAGCCCTCGCTCTTCAGATGGCCGCTGACGCCCAAGACACTGCAGACGGCAAACGCAAAACCTACATACCTGGTGCCGACCCTATCCCACCTTATGACCCAGGCGACCTGTGGGTCTATGATGCTGCTGGCGGGCTAAAACAATGCGTGGTTGCCAAACCATCCGGCGGAACCTATGCCGCATCTGACTGGGCCCTGGTCGGGGACAGTCCCAAAACAGTTTTTTCCTGGGACGGATCTGAAGCAATTAATACTCAGGCGACAGAGTCAACCGCAGATGCCTGGTCCTTTTCAATGGCAGAAGCATTTGAAGGAGCTGTCATTGAGATAGAGTTTGAAGACGGTTTTGCCGGTGACATAGAGGTTTCCTTGAACGGAGAAAACTTAACCACTGTTATTTACGACTGCGAAGGTGACGGTGGGGACGATGAAATAGGACACATCATAGACCTTGAAAACACAGATGGACAAATCATTGATATGGAGGCCCAATAATGGCTAAATCATCATTTTTACCAATAAGTAAAACAGAAGCTGAAAATAGCTCTTACGTGGGTCTTGACCGTGAGGTTATTGTCGTTAAAAAAGCGGACGACAGCAGGACCATGGCTGTTCACAACGGTGTGGATGCAGGTGGGTTTATTCTCGGGGCATCTGAATTGGCCGCTTGCGAGGAAGCTCAAGCGGCAGCGGAGGCAGCAGCCCAAGATATAGCAAACGCCTTGACTGTAGGGTCCAATCCCATTGGTTTGTATGTTAACGACACTGGTCTCGGTGTAATGGCCGACCCGGATAATCTTTTTGATGTCCGTGACACAGGGGCTGGCAGGGGTGGTGTTGCAGTAGTTGACACAATCAATGGGGCCACCCTAAATCTTTATAAATGGCAAGGAACAAGTACTAATTATGATGTTTGGAGTTTTAACACCAGCGGGAATGGTAAACTCTCTCTATTTTATGATTCTGATTCTACAAGAGATCTATCTAAGTCTACCGGACATATTGTAACATTTACCCCTACTGGTTTTGGTTCTGGGACGGATACCCCAGAGGCTCCAGTCCATATGGAGGGGATAGGATCAAGCACGATTATGGGCAGCGGGTTCCTTGGTTATGTTAAATCCACAGATAATTCCAGCTACGCTGAAATTCTGTTTGGTGGTAAAGATTCAAGTGGGGTGGGTCGTACTGGGGCCATTGGTTTTGATCCCGATAAAAATCTAACATATTTAGCTAACGGCCTTGTAGCTGGAATCGGGGTTGATGCCTCGGGTTATGTCCAGATGGGAACTTTCTCCGCAACCGGAGCAACATCAGGGTCCCGATTTGTGGAATCAGGTAGACGATGGGATGTCAGTGCGAGTATTGCAGTGGCAACGTATGCTAATTTTTACAATACCTTTGGTTTGGTCGGTAGGATCAGATCCAACGATAATTCTGTTGCTTTTGAGACCTTATCCGACTATCGAGCTAAAGAAAATCTCAGGGCCATCACGAATTCATGGGACTATCTTCTGTCCCTTAAGCCCTATTGGGGCAACTTCAAATCTGACCCCGACAAAAAAGATATTTCAATGTTCGTGGCCCATGAGCTTCAAGAAATTATTCCAGAAGCCGTATCCGGTACCAAGGACGGAATGAGGACCGAAGAATACGAAATTTCCCCTGCCGTTTATGAAACCATTGTGGTTCCCGCCATTGAAGAAGAATTGGACGAGGAAGGCAATGTCATCGTCGAAGCACAGCCGGAAACAACAGAACAGGTGCTTATCTCTGAGGCAGTTATGAGAACCAGGGAAGTCCCTGATTACCAGGGTGTGGATCAGTCCAAGGTGGTCCCATTAATCACTGCGGCTCTCCAAGACGCAATTAAAACTATTAAATCTCAGGCCATCACCCTTGAGGGCCTGAATAAACGAATCGCTGTCTTTGAGGTAGCATAATTAATCGAAAGGAATTACACATGAAAATTGTAGCAGACAAAGAAGCAATCCAGACCATTCATTCTCTTTGCGACATTGCTCTCAAATTTGGCGGGATTCAAAATCTAAATGCCGTAAATACGGTTCTACCTGCAATCACTGAAATGCCGAGTGAGGGCGTTTCAGAAGCGGATGTAAAGACCCCGGCAAAGAAGACGGCTTAATCCTCAACCATGGCGATTACAAAAACCATATCAGCCAAAGCCCTTGTCTCTGGCACAAATGTTCTGAAAATCTGGACCACAGGAACTAATGCCGGAACCATTAAAAAAATTCGGGTGATTAAATCCAAAGAGGCCGGAGATATTGCAAAGGGGGTAAATCTCCCTGGCACTGTTGGGGCCGTTGCCATCCCTGCTGGCATGTCTAATGCTCTTGCCGAGAAGTTTACCAAGGCCTGGTCACAGGAAGGGGCTGATGTCACGAGTGAGAACACATCCGCCGACACCGCAAAGGTCAACGGCCAGGATGCCTCTGTCGTTCAGCAGAATGCGGCCAATGCAAAAGCCGCCGTTGACGCTCAGGCAGAGGACGGTCAGATCTCCCCGGCGGAAAAAGCAGATTGGCGGATCAATAAGCCGATTATGGAGAGGAATTACAACGAGGCCGCCACATATGCCTTTCAACTGGGTGTTAATCATTCTGACCTGGACACCAAATGGGCTGCCCTGGTGACGTACCTTGAGGGGGCCGGCGTGTGGTCTTCTCCATATTCGACCTACATCATCAGCAACAACGAGCTTGTCGCCAAAAATGACGACTATTATGCGGCCCTGTTGGCAGTTGAGCAGGCCTGCATAGATCAGGCGGCAGATGATGCAAAGAACTCAGCAATATCTACCGCGGCAACTGATGCCACCAACAAAGCGAACACCGCTCAGTCTGATGCAGAGGCCACGGCCAGGTCGGAAATAACGGGCAGGGGTCTGGATGCCACGGGTAATTTCATCGGAACCGTTTCTGGCGTATCCGCAGCAACAGTAAAAAACCAAGCTGCTGACGGCAGTGCGGCGAAGAGCAAGCTTGATACTGATGTCGGAGCTGGGACGGTGGAAACAACCGGTGGGTCACAAAGCAAAGTTAATTCGCGATTGTCCGGCACTGAAAAGAACAATCTGGTGGTTGGGAAATTACCGAACGGCAACAACAATTCCGCTGACAATATTTCCGAATCGACTGTCCGAAAATGGGCCGGGGAATCCGGGGCCGATAAAACCGCTGGGAAATCCCTTTCAGTCCTTACAGACAAAAAAACATCGGTACTAACAGACGATGACGCCCTGGGTGAAACCGCTCTTTGGGTGGGTGTGTCAGGCACTGGGAGGCCGGAAGACAATGCCACAAAGGGAGCAAGGGCAGGTGATGACCTAAAGGATTTTGCCGGGGTTGTCCTTGGGGACTCTGATATCAAAAATGCTGAGGTCTCAATTACGTCCAGTGGCCAACTTCAAGGAGCTGGGGGCGGACAGGTCACCCCGGACGGCATTGGAGCCGAAACCCCAACGACTGTCCAACCAAAGATTAATCAAGCTCAAATCAACGCCGAAACCAATGCAGCGGCATATACGGAAGGGTGGTCGGAGCAAGGAGCGACAAATGATTCTGGTTGGAGGGCCTCTGCGGATACAACCCGAATAGATGCTGGAAAGGTTTGGGCAGGGTCATCTTTGACTATTGGGAATTTGGATGGGGTATCAGATTTCTTCAGGGCAACACCTACAGAGGTAGGACTATGGAGGTATTTGGCGGGGCAGCATCGTTTATATACATCCCTGGTTCAACATATTGTTGGGGAAGCTGAATCAGGAGTTCTTACAGAGATAAATGGTCCTGGTGGGACTCCGATTTATTTTAAAGACCAACCCAAGATTATTCTTTCTTTAAAGGACGCCCCCCTCTACAAAGCTGATTATGCCGGACAAGATCAGCACATTCGAATGTATCCAACAGATATTGAAGAATTTGCAACCAATCGGTGGAGATTTAAGCCTATTTGTG